GATGAAGCTAAGAAAAAACAGTCAGATCACGAAAGATCTGTTCGTGTTTATGATTACATGAAGAACAAATCCGCAGGTAAGGACCCTAAGGATTTTGTAAACGCATTGAGAAACAAAGCGGAAGCAGAGAAGAGAGCTAAAGGCATGAAAACTGCCAGAAATGTTGGCAAAAGTTTCGATAAGATCGATGAAGCCAAGGGAATGGAGGGAATGACCCAAAAAGGTGGACATAAGAGACCCACTGATCAAGGTGCTGGTTTGACACAAAAAGGTGTTGAGAAGTATCGTCGACAGAACCCTGGATCCAAACTCCAAACAGCAGTCACAACTCCCCCTTCCAAGTTGAAGCCTGGTTCAAAGGCAGCTAAGAGAAGAAAGAGCTTCTGTGCGAGATCGAGAGGTTGGACAGGGGAGCGTGGTAAGGCGGCTCGTCGCAGATGGAACTGTTAGTATCATGAAAAGTTTTCAAGAGTTTTTAAACGAAAGTGTCAACATTCAACATGTTGACACTCTAATCATCAACAACTCAGAACCCACTCAATCTGTGGGAGAGAGTGTTGTTGCTGATGTCCAATGGAATGGTAATCTTTACAGAATGGAAATGACTGTGGATCATTCACCAACCAGAAAGTCACTGACTGAGAAACTTCAGTCTGATTATCCTGGTGCTGTGGTTCATAACATTTATCCAGTTGACACTTCTCAGATTAATGTTAAAAGTTCAAAAAGATATCATCCAGCAAAACTTGATTGGGTTGATTAATTATGGCAGAATGGTTTCATTGGGATGAAGAATTTGCCCTTAATGTTGCAAGAGGCAAAGTTCGTGGTGCCACTCCTGTTCATAAGTTTGGCGCTGTTCCTTCAATGTCTCAAAACACTGCTGGAACAGTTTGGGATAAGAATGATACTTTGTATCCTTGGTCTTCTTTCTCTAGTGCTGGTGTTATTGTTGCTCAAGTCGCAAATGTATCCGACAATGGAAAAAAGGTCACAGTCCTTGGATTGGATAGTGACTATAATGAGACTTCAGAGGAATTCACCCTCAGTTCCAGTGGTACTGTAACTGGTTCTGTAAGTTTTATTCGTGTTTATCGTGCTTATGTTTCTGAGGGCACTAATAATGTCGGAACAGTAACCTTTCAGAAAGGAGGAACTGATGTTCTTCTGATAACCGCTGGAATGGGACAAACTCTGATGTGCATTTACACAGTCCCCGCCGGTTACACTGGTTATATCCAACAGGGTGTTTGTACGGCAGAAGCAAATGCAGATGCTTCTGGATTTATGTATGTTCGTTATTTTGGACAGGATGCTTTCCGAATTGGTCATTCGTTCGAAGTTGCTGGTGCTGGTGGTGATTATAATTACGAATTCAGTTATCCAATTCGAATTCCAGAGAAATCCGATATCGATGTAAGGGTAACAACCCGTTCCAATAACGGACGTTACACTTCTGCATTTGATATTCTTCTAATCAAAGAAGCAATCAATGTAGATAATAATGACTTTGTTCAAACATAATTATGTCAATTGAAGATACAAAACTCCAACCAGGTCAAGTCTATCTTGGAAATCCACAACTCAAGAAAGCAAACATTGCTCATGAGTTTACTCAGGATCAAATTGCTGAATTTCTAAAGTGTAAGGATGATCCTGTTTATTTTGCCAAGAACTATGTGAAGATTGTGACACTGGATCATGGTCTTCAACCTTTTATTCCTTATGATTTTCAAGAAAGGTTAATTGATAACTTTCATAATCAAAGATTTAACATCTGTAAGATGCCGCGACAGACAGGAAAGTCAACTACTGTGGTTTCTTTCCTTCTTCATTATGCTGTTTTCAATGACAGTGTGAACATTGGTATTCTAGCAAACAAAGCATCAACGGCAAGAGAACTCTTAGGTCGTCTTCAGATTGCTTATGAGAACCTCCCTAAGTGGATGCAACAGGGAATTATTGCCTGGAACAAAGGTTCATTGGAGTTAGAAAATGGATCAAAAATTCTTGCTGCATCTACTTCAGCATCTGCTGTCCGAGGAATGTCGTTTAATATCCTCTTTCTGGACGAGTTCGCCTTTGTCCCGAATCATATTGCTGACTCGTTTTTCGCATCTGTTTATCCTACAATTACTTCTGGTAAATCTACTAAAGTCATCATCGTCTCCACGCCCCATGGGATGAATCACTTCTACCGTCTCTGGCATGATGCTGAGAGAGGGAAGAATGAATATACCACAACTGAGGTTCATTGGTCTGAAGTTCCAGGAAGAGATGAGGCATGGAAAGAACAGACCATTTCCAACACATCAGAACAACAGTTTAAGATTGAGTTTGAGTGTGAGTTCCTTGGTTCTGTTGACACACTGATTGCTGCGTCCAAACTCAAAACATTAGTCTTTGAGAACCCCATACAACACAGTGCTGGTTTAGATGTTTATGAGGAAGTAAGAAAGAAACACGATTACATTGTTACTGTCGATGTGGCAAGAGGTGTGGGTGGGGATTATTCTGCCTTTATTGTTGTCGATATTACAGAATTCCCACACAAGATTGTTGCGAAGTATCGCAATAATGAAATCAAACCAATGTTGTTTCCCAATATCATCTGGGAGGTGTCTAAAAACTACAATAATGCTTTCATTCTATGTGAAGTGAATGATGTGGGAGACCAGGTTGCATCCATTCTTCAATATGATTTGGAATATCAGAACCTCTTAATGTGTTCAATGAGGGGTCGTGCCGGTCAAGTTGTTGGACAGGGTTTCTCTGGTAAGAAGACACAGTTGGGCGTGAAGATGTCCAAGACTGTGAAGAAGGTTGGTTCCCTTAATCTCAAAACAATGATTGAGGAAAGCAAACTCATCTTCTGTGATTATGATATCATTTCCGAGCTTACCACCTTCATTCAGAAACATGGATCATTTGAGGCGGAAGAGGGATGTAATGATGACCTAGCAATGTGTCTGGTGATTTATGCTTGGTTAGTTGCTCAGGATTACTTTAAAGAACTAACTGATCAAGATGTTAGAAAGAGAATTTATGAGGAACAAAAGAACCAAATTGAACAGGATATGTCACCTTTTGGTTTCATTGATGATGGTTTAGATGGTGAGAGTTTTGTGGATGCACAAGGAGACAGATGGCAATATGCTGATGAGTATGGAACCACAGCGGGTGGTTGGGATCTTTGGACTAAGTATTGATGGACATTGATGGTCAGATAAGACTTGGGCATTTACTTCTCAATGACAGAAAATGTAGGTCTTGTGGTAGATTGAAAAACTTGATTGATGGGTTTTATCTCACAAGAAAAGATAGAGGACCAGTGGCATCTGCATACTCTTATGAGTGTAAAGAATGCACTATTAAGAGAGTAAAATCAAAGAAAAAGAAGGTTATTGAGTGGGAATACCCAGATTGGTAGGTTTCACTGCCTCTTTCCCCAGTGAAACACTTCAAAATTCTAAATATTATCAGATAACCTGAGTTCTTTAGAGGGAGAAAAATATGGCGACTCCTCAATTATCTCCTGGTGTACTTATCAGAGAGGTAGATCTTACAGTTGGAAGAGCCGAAAACGTCCTTGATAATATTGGCGCTATTGCTGGCCCGTTTCCAATCGGTCCTGTCGATGACCCCACTGACATTCAGACTGAGCAACAGTTTCTGAACACGTTTGGCAAACCACTGGGTACAGATCGTCAGTATGAATACTGGATGGCAGCAGAAGCATTCCTTTCTTATGGAGGAGTCCTCAAAGTTGTCAGAACTGGCGGTGGAGATCTTAACAACGCAAACGCTGGTGTTGGTGTTGCATCCACATCATCTCTAAGAGTTGATAACTACGACGATTACGAAGCAAACCACAGAACAGACACATCCTATTATTGGGCATCCAGAAACCCTGGTCGTTGGGCAAACACCATGAAGGTGTGTGTCATCGATAACCAAGCTGACCAAATTCTGGGAATCAGCACAGTTGATCCTGGAAATGCTGGAGCTATTATTGGTTACGGTGTAACTTCCGCACTTACAGACATTGTGATTCCTGGAGCAGGTAGCACTACCAGTTTTAGTGGTTACCTGAAGGGAATTATCACTGGCATCAACACTGATGCGGTAAATGGTAACAGTTCTATTGAGGTTAGAATCGTTTCCCGTGTTTCGACAGCTGGAACGAACTATCTCATTAACTATAAGCAGAGCGATCCTGGTCATTCTTATGAGGTTTCAGATAACCTCCAGTTTGTGAATAACTCTGGAATCAACGCTGGATCCATTTCTGCTGTTGCCACCGTTAATGATTGGTACGATCAACAAACTCTGGGTCTAACGAACTCCACAGTTTATTGGAGATCTTTGGCACCTCGTCCCGTTGATTCCAACTTCGCAGCCAACAGAAGCTCTCGAAATGATTCGATGCACGTTGTGGTTGTGGATGACAGAGGTAACATCACTGGCATTCAGGGTAACATCCTTGAGAAGCATCTGTTCCTTTCTAAGGCATCAGACACTCTGGCAGATGGTGATAATCCCACTAAGACTTATTATAAGGATTACACCTCTGTTAATTCTGAATATATCTTCCCTGGTTATAACCCATCTCAAGCAGCAGATGGTTACTGGAACACCACTCCTCTGGCAGCTGGTTTCTCCACTGACTTCACTCCAATCACCACATCAGCTGGTCTCTGGGGTCAGGAAACTCAAGGTCTTACCTTCAGTGCTCTTGGCAACATCTCTTACAGCTTGGGTGGAGGTGAGGATTATCAAACTGGTGGTGGCATGGCCGCAACCCTTGGTGATCTGGCGACCTCTTACAACCTGTTTGACAACAAAGATGAGATCGAGGTTGATTACCTCATCATGGGTCCTGGTTTGATTGAAGAGTCCGAATCTCAAGCGAAGGCAAACCTCTTGATTTCCATCGCAGAGGGTCGTAAGGATTGTGTGGCAACCATCTCGCCTCACAGAGATAACATCGTGAATGTTTCTAACTCCACGACTCAGACGGATAACCTGTTGAGATATTACGCTCCACTTTCTTCCTCGTCTTACGCGGTTTATGACAGTGGTTACAAGTATGTTTATGACAGATTCAACAATGAGTTCCGTTACATTCCCTGTAATGGTGACATCGCAGGTCTGATGGTTAGAACATCCATTGTTGCTTATCCTTGGTTCTCACCAGCTGGTGTTCAGAGAGGTCGAATCAATGATGCCATCAAGTTGGCTTATAACCCCAACAAGGCACAAAGAGATCTCCTCTACTCAGCAAGAGTTAACTCCATCATCAATCAGAGAGGTTCTGGAATCATTCTGTTTGGTGATAAGACAGCTCTGGGTTACGCATCCGCGTTTGACAGAATCAATGTGAGGAGACTGTTCCTTACTGTGGAACAAGCACTTGAAGGAGCCGCTAATCTCCAACTGTTTGAACTGAACGATGAGAACACAAGAGCCAACTTTGTTAACATCGTTGAGCCTTATCTCAGAGATGTTCAGGCGAAGAGAGGAGTTTATGACTTCCTTGTTGTTTGTGATGAAACAAACAACACACCTGATGTGATTGATAATAACGAATTCAGAGCAGACATCTTCCTGAAGCCAACTAAGTCGATTAACTACGTTACTCTGACATTTGTGGCCACCAGAACTGGTGTTGCTTTTGAAGAAGTTGTGGGCACTGTTTGATTATTATTAAATTAACCTAGGAGGAAAATCACAAATGGACACAAAAACCTTATCTCAATTTAAGTCTAAACTCTCAGGTGGCGGTGCCCGCCCTAATCTGTTTGAGGTGTCCATCCCCTCCTTCCCCTCGTCTGTCGCAGACGCTTGGGGATCTGGGGATGACAGTGAGAATGGAATCTTTAAGTTTATGTGTAAGTCGGCCAACTTGCCAGCTTCCACAGTTGCTGAGGTGAATGTTCCTTTCAGAGGCAGAACTCTGAAAGTGGCTGGCGACAGAACGTTCGCCGACTGGAATGTCACCATCATCAACGATGAAGACTTTAGACTCAGAACCGCATTCGAGAGATGGGCCAACACCCTCAGCAAACTCGACGATGCAACTGGTGTTTCTAATCCCACTTCTTACATGACGGATGCGTTCGTCAAACAGCTTGGACGTGGGGCTCAGTTGAATGCAACTTCCAACGATGGAGGAGAGTCAGTTGTTCTTAGATCCTACAAGTTCTATGACATCTGGCCCACTAACATTGGCGAGATCGCATTGAGTTACGACACCACCGACACCATTGAAACCTTTGATGTTACGTTCAAGGTTCAGTACTTCACCATTGGTAACTCTGATCAGAGCAACAGTGGAGAAGGTGGCCAGGTTCTCATTACTTGATAAATAACTAGAACAGAACGTTTCTAGTAAGTTGTAATGGCCAGACTGTTTGGTTTCTCTATTGAAGATAACGATAAGACCCCGCCTGGCGTAGTCTCTCCCGTTCCACCAAATGCGGCGGATGGGAATGAGCACTACGTTAGTTCGGGGTTTTATGGCAGTTATGTAGATATTGAAGGTGTTTTCCGTAATGAAGGAGACCTTATTCGTCGATATCGATCCATGGCTCTTTATCCAGAATGTGATAGTGCCATTGAAGACATTGTTAATGAGGCAATCGTCTCTGATACCAATGACAGTCCAGTTCAGATTGAGCTTTCCAATCTGAATGCAAGTGATAACATTAAGAAGAAAATCAGAGAAGAGTTCAAGTTTATTCTCGAACTGATGGACTTTGATAAGAAGGCCCACGAAATCTTTAGAAATTGGTACATTGATGGTCGTATCTACTACAACAAAGTCATCGATCAAAAGAAACCCCATGATGGCATTCAAGAACTGAGATATATTGATGCCGCCAAGATGCGGTACATTCGTCAGTTAAAGAAGAAGGGAAAGGATAGTGTTGCATCATTGCAACGAGCAAATAGAGAAGATCCAGGTTCTTACAACTTCCCAGAGATTGAAGAGTATTTCATCTATACTCCACAATCAGGCAATTATGGCTCCGGAACAACCTTTGGTTCATCTTCGAACGACAAGGGAATTAAGATGACCCGTGATTCGGTCACTTATTGTACCTCTGGTTTGGTAGATCGAAACAAAGGAGCAACACTTTCCTGGTTACATAAAGCAATTAAACCCCTCAATCAATTGATGATGATTGAGGATGCACTGGTGATTTATCGTTTATCACGAGCACCAGAAAGAAGAATCTTCTACATCGATGTAGGTAACCTGCCAAAAGTTAAGGCAGAACAATACCTCAGAGATGTGATGATGAGGTATCGTAACAAGTTGGTTTATGATGCTGGCACTGGAGAAATCAAAGACACGAAGAAATTCATGTCAATGATGGAGGATTTCTGGCTCCCCAGAAGAGAAGGCGGTCGTGGAACTGAAATTACCACTCTTCCTGGAGGGCAGAATCTTGGTGAGATTACTGACATTAATTATTTCCAGAAGAAACTTTACAGATCTCTAAATGTTCCGGAGACTCGAATTCAGGAAGATGGTGGATTCTCTCTGGGTCGTTCCTCTGAAATTCTGAGAGATGAGGTGAAGTTCTCCAAGTTTGTTGGAAGAATGAGAAAGAGATTCTCTTCCATGTTTAATGACATGCTGAGAACTCAACTTCTTCTGAAGAACATTGTCACTCCTGAAGATTGGGATTTGATGGAGGATCACATTCAATATGACTTCCTGTATGATAATCATTTTGCGGAACTCAAAAACGCAGAGTTGATGGAGCAGAGAATCAATCTTGCAACAATGGTTGAACCATATGTTGGTAAGTATTACTCTCAAGATTATGTGAGAAGAAATATCCTCCAACAAACCGATCGTGAGATCATCGAACAGGATGAATTGATCGAAAAGGAAATTCAGACTGGAGCCATTCCGGACCCAGCAATGCAAGCATTGGACCCAATGTCAGCACAAGCAGGAGAAACACCTTCTGGACCAAACGAAATGAGTGGGGAACTTGGAACAACACCGGTTGATCCGGAGGCACCAAAACCTAAGCCGGAAGGTGGGGAAATCTGAACTAAATAAACACACTTAAGATAAGACTATGGACGAACTTATGGATTTGATGGTGAGTGACGAGTCACCATCACAGATTAGTGACAAAATTAAGGAAATTCTGTACTCCAGAAGTGCAGAAAAGATTGAAGCAATTCGACCGGAAGTTGCAGCATCTATCTTTGATGACAATGTAGATCTCGATGATGAAGAAGAGGTTGTAGACGAATTTGAGTCCGATATCAATTTCGATGATGAAGAAATTGATTATGGAGATGATTGATTCATAAATAACTATTACGGAACTATTGTGATCTAAAATAATGTCGGTCAAGCCAGTTGGTGTAAACACCACGTTTGCATCTAGTACATCATCAACCCAATCAGTTGCAATCCCTTTGAAGACTGACTCACTTCGAGTTGTCGCGGAAGGTGCTGGAGTTTATGTTGCGATTGGAGCAAATCCAACGGCAACTGTGGATAATCTTTATGTTCCAACCACCATAATTGGAATGATTGGTGTTGGTCTTCCTGCAGCACAAAGAGTTGTGGGTTACACAACAGGTTCAACAACAATTCTTGACTTCCCAGAAGGTACTGGTTCTCCTTTTGCTGTTGGCGATGCTGTGACTTTATCAGTTACTGGTCAAGCTGACTTTGATTTTGAACATAAAATTGTAACTGATGTGGATGCAAGTTCCAATGTTGGTGGTTATTTCTCCACCAGAATCACAGTTGATCACGATTCAAGTGGTGTGAGTGGAACCTTCAATCCAACATGGGCGGAATTGAGAAAGTCCGTCAAAGTTGCCGTTAAGACAAACGCTGGGACGGGAACTGTGTTTATTCAATGCGTCCAAGTTTCCTGAGGTAACAAATGAAGCTCATTAGAGAAGAAATCGAATCGGTTGATTTTATTGTCGAAGAACGCAACGGCAAGAAGTCACTTTACATTGAGGGAATCTTTCTTCAAGCAGAACAGGCCAATCGGAATAACAGACTTTATCCGATGTCTGTGATGAGAAGAGAGGTTGAGCGTTACAATGAGAATCACATTCAGACCGGAAGAGCTTTGGGTGAATTGGGTCACCCAGATGGTCCGACTGTGAATCTCGATCGTGTGTCACATAAAATCGTTTCCCTAAAAGAAAGTGGAAATAACTTTATTGGCAAAGCAAAGATTTTAGCAACCCCCATGGGCAAGATCGCTGAGTCTCTCATTAATGAAGGTGTGAAACTTGGTGTGTCGTCCCGTGGTGTTGGCTCCCTTCAACAAGCAAGAGAAGGATATAGTGTCGTTGGTGAAGACTTTATGCTCTCCACGGCAGCCGACATTGTTGCCGATCCTTCTGCACCTGATGCTTTTGTTTCCGGAATTATGGAAGGAAAGGAGTGGGTGTGGGATGGTGGAATTCTTAGAGAACAACTGGCCAAAAAGACATACAAGAGAATTAACACTCTTGTGACCCAAAAACAACTAGATGAGCAAAAAGCTCAACTATTTCAGAATTTCCTTAATAAACTCTAAGTTGAAATTTGATAAATAAATATAACAGATACTAGGTAAAACTGGAGAGTTCAAAATGTCTCGTGGAGATCTACAAGAAATGGAGCAATCTAAAACTGCTGTGAACGCGAACGCTAAGCCTGGCGATCCTATGCCGCATCTTTCAGGAAACACTCCTGGTCAGTCTGGTTCTTATGAGGATCTGGGAGGACCCACTCCCGAGAATTATAAACCAGATAATGATTCGGCTAAGATTCGTGAGCCTAAGATTAAAACCGTTCACGACGTAGTCAATAAAGGTGCTAAGCCCCCTGAGCCAATGAAGAAAGTGGCTAAGGAAGAGGAAGAGTACGAAGAAGAAGTTCTCGAAGAAGAAGAAGTTGTGGCCGAAGAGGAACAACTTGAAGATGAAATCAACATCGAAGAAGATGTGAATGCACTTCTCGGTGGAGAGGATCTTTCTGAAGAATTCAAAGAGAAAGCAAGGGTCATCTTCGAGGCAGCTCTTGGAGCTAAGATTCAAGAGATCCAAGAGACAATGGAAATCCAATACGAGCAACGGCTCGAAGAAGCAGTCGAAGGTATGAAGGAAACTCTTGTTGAAAGAGTTGATTCTTATCTTGAATATGTCTGCGATGAGTGGATGACCGAAAACGAACTCGCTATCGAGCATGGTCTCAAGACAGAAATGACAGAGTCCTTCCTAACTGGAATGAAGGGACTTTTTGAAGAACATTATGTAACTATCCCTGAAGAGAAATATGATGTCCTTGAGAGTATGGTGGAAAAACTTGATGATATGGAGACAAAACTCAATGAGCAAATCGAGAAGAACATTGGTCTGAATAGAAGACTCGCAGAGTCTGTTTCTGATCACATTCTCGAATCTGTCTCTGAGGGCCTCGCTGCCACTCAGAAAGAGAAGCTCGCTTCACTTGCCGAAAGTGTTGAGTTTGAAAGTGAAGAAGAATATCGTGAAAAGCTGGAGACCCTGAAGGAGTCATACTTCTCCAGACCAACTCCCGCAGCTAAACCCACTCAACAAACCCTCTCTGAGGGTGTGGATAGCACTCCTGAACCAATGACTGGTTCTATGGATTCTTATCTTAAGGCACTGGGTGCGTTTAAGTCCAACTGATTTTATAAGTTCAAACGTAAAACAAAGGTAAAAGCAAATGTTCCAATCCGAGCATCTGCAGGAAAAGTGGAGTCCCCTTCTCGACTATGAGGGTCTTGATCCTATCAAAGATAGTCATAGAAGAGCTGTCACCGCTGTCCTGCTCGAAAACCAAGAAAAGTTCCTCCGTGAGGAAACCGCATTTAACAGCGGCATCAACCTAATGGAATCACCCACCAACAGCGCTAACGCTGCTGGTGCTTCTGGTGGTTATGGTGCTGGTGCTGCCGCTGCTGGTCCTGTCGCAGGTTTCGACCCCGTTCTGATCTCGTTGATCAGACGTTCGATGCCCAACCTGGTCGCTTATGACCTGGCTGGTGTTCAACCTATGAACGGGCCCACTGGACTCATCTTCGCGATGAGATCCCGCTACGATTCTCAGTCTGGTGATGAGACATTCTACAATGAAGTAGATTCTGCATTCTCTGGTCAGAACAGTGGTGATTCTCTCACCGCTGGTTTCTCCGATCAACCCGCAGGTTTGGGTACCACTTCTCAGTCTGGAACCAACCCCTCCGTTCTGAACCCTGTTGGAACTGCCTCTTCGGCTGGTTACAACGTCGGTGAAGGTATGGTCACTGGTGACTCTGAGAACCTGGGTAATGGCGCAGCCAACCAGTTCAACCAGATGGCCTTCTCGATCGAGAAAGTCACTGTGACCGCTAAGTCGAGAGCCCTGAAGGCTGAGTACTCCTTGGAGTTGGCTCAGGACCTCAAGGCAATCCACGGTCTGAACGCTGAGGCTGAACTCGCCAACATCCTCTCCACTGAGATCCTGGCTGAGATCAACCGTGAAGTGATCCGTACAATCTACAAGATCGCTGAACAAGGCGCTGTCTCCAACACCGCAACCGCTGGTGTGTTCGACCTCGATGTTGACTCCAACGGTCGTTGGTCTGTTGAGAAGTTCAAAGGACTTCTGTTCCAGATCGAAAGAGACGCTAACGCAATCGCCCAACGGACTCGTAGAGGGAAGGGCAACATGGTTCTGTGTTCCGCAGACGTTGCTTCCGCTCTTACGATGGCTGGCATTCTGGATTACACTCCAGCACTGAACGCCAACCTCAACGTTGACGATACTGGTAACACCTTCGCAGGAACCATCAACGGTAAGTTCCGGGTCTACATTGATCCTTATGCAGCTAACCTGGCTGATGGCAACACTGCTACCAACTCTGGTAATCAGTATTATGTGGTTGGTTATAAGGGTTCTTCTCCTTATGACGCTGGTCTGTTTTATTGTCCGTACGTACCTCTCCAAATGGTGAGAGCCGTTGGGGAAGATACGTTCCAGCCGAAAATTGGATTCAAGACACGTTATGGCATGGTGGCTAATCCTTTCGCCGAGGGTACAACCCAAGGTCTGGGTCGTCTTCGTGTTAATAGTAACCGCTACTATCGTCGTGTGGCCGTCAAGAACTTGATGTAAGTCTTACGTCAACTTCATTCAGAGGAGACCTTAAGGTCTCCTTTTTTTATGCGAAGTGTCTTTGTCTATGACAATTAGAACACAACAGAACACACTTGTCAACCTCTTCAAAGATTGTTTCAAGTTTCTTATTGTTCCTAATCAAATCAGCCACATTGTCATCTTTATTTTCATCAATGTGGTGGAAGTCATAACAAACAGCAGGATAGGTCTTATTACAATCCTGACACTTGTTTCCTAGTCTCTCAATACAGGCATCTCTTTTGGATTTTCTGTATCTGTCATTATAGATTGACAAACACTTCATATGAGTTTTCTTTTGATCTGTCATGATTAACCTCTTTCATTAGGTTTGAGTGTGGTTTTTCTTCACCACATCCATACGATAATGAATTTATGATCCCCTGTCAAGGGATGTTGCATAAATAAACACACATCCGCTGATCGAGAGGAGTTAGCTACAAGGGCGTAGCCTCCTCTCTTTTTTTATGCCAACCCCTTGACAAAGTTTTGTAAAGACATTATTCTAAATAAGTCGTTACATTACATTACTTAAATGACAACTGCGATTAGGCAGAACACTCAAGATACTTGGGAACAGTTCTGTTCCTGGATTACTTCCACAAACAACCGTCTTTATATCGGATGGTTCGGCACTCTGATGATCCCAACTCTTCTGACTGCCGCAACCTGCTTCATTCTTGCCTTCATTGCCGCCCCTCCGGTGGACATCGATGGCATTCGTGAACCCGTCGCTGGTTCACTTCTTTATGGTAACAACATTATCTCTGGTGCTGTTGTTCCTTCTTCCAATGCGATTGGACTTCACTTCTATCCCATCTGGGAAGCCTTCTCTCTCGATGAATGGCTCTACAATGGTGGTCCTTATCAACTTGTTGTCTTTCATTTCCTGATTGGCGTCTTCTGTTATCTGGGCCGTGAATGGGAACTCTCTTATCGTCTGGGAATGCGTCCCTGGATTTGTGTGGCTTACTCGGCACCTGTTGCCGCAGCAGCTGCTGTCTTCCTGGTTTATCCCTTTGGTCAGGGTTCTTTTTCTGACGGAATGCCTCTCGGCATCTCTGGAACATTCAACTTTATGTTGGTCTTCCAAGCAGAACACAACATCCTGATGCATCCCTTCCACATGCTCGGTGTGGCAGGTGTTCTGGGTGGTTCTTTGTTCTCAGCCATGCATGGTTCTCTGGTTACTTCCTCGCTGGTTCGTGAAACCACTGAGAAAGAGTCCCAGAACTACGGTTACAAGTTCGGTCAAGAAGAAGAGACTTATAACATCGTGGCCGCTCATGGTTACTTTGGTCGTCTTATTTTTCAATATGCGTCCTTCAATAACTCCCGTTCGCTGCACTTCTTCCTGGCAGCATGGCCTGTCATTGGCATCTGGTTTACCGCTCTTGGTGTCTCTACCATGGCTTTCAATTTGAATGGATTTAACTTTAATCAGTCCATCATTGATGGTCAGGGCAAAGTCCTGAACACCTGGGCAGACGTGCTCAACCGCGCAGGACTGGGCATGGAAGTCATGCACGAGCGCAACGCTCATAATTTTCCACTTGACCTCGCAGCTGCAGAGTCAACTCCTGTTGCTCTGACTGCACCTTCTATTGGTTGAGTTGGTGAGTTAGTTAGAAAAACTGAATAACAAGAAAGAGACCTTTACAGGTCTCTTTTTTTATGTTAGAATAAATATCACAGAGAGTTAAAAAAATGATTACCGCTCAAACCCCAGATAAACTAGCAGAGATCATAAGAGACACCTGGCCACAAATTTACAGACCAATTAAGAAGATGGACAGAGAACATTTCCCAAATCCAGAGTTCACAAAAGAGGAACTCAAATTTTTACAAGAACTTCTCAATCAAGAAAGAACAGATATCTTCAATTACTATGAAGATTTGGTTGAGGAAGGACAAGAAGAAGAGGCAAAGATCATTCATAAACAATATGAAATGATCAAAGTAATTCGCAATAAGTTATATCATTTGACTGGAAGAGACACACTTGCATCTGGATCTCATGCCCAGAGATGGTGGGATCAACAACATGACTACTGATAAGTATTTTTTTGATTGACATTTAATGTTAAGTAGTGTAAACTAAATATCTTAGAATTCTAAGAGGTTACTTTTTGGCTTCATCTACACTTTCTATTCCTAAACAAGGAGGAGGTTGGTTCGATGTCCTGGATGATTGGCTCAAACGTGATAGGTTTGTGTTTGTCGGTTGGTCTGGCCTTCTCCTTTTCCCTACAGCTTATCTCGCTCTTGGCGGTTGGCTTACAGGAACCACCTTTGTTACCAGTTGGTACACCCACGGCTTGGCGAGTTCATACCTTGAGGGTGCTAACTTTCTTACTGCTGCTGTTTCTACTCCTGCTGATGCTCTCGGACATAGCCTCTTACTCTTATGGGGTCCTGAAGCTCAGGGAGATTTCGTCCGCTGGGTCCAACTTGGGGGACTCTGGCCTTTTGTGGCGCTCCACGGAGCCTTTGCTCTCATAGGTTTTATGTTAAGGCAATTTGAAATTGCCAGACTTGTTGGTATTCGTCCCTACAATGCTATCGCTTTTTCTGGTCCGATTGCTGTCTTTGTGTCTGTTTTTCTCATGTATCCTCTCGGACAGTCCTCGTGGTTCTTTGCACCGTCGTTTGGTGTTGCAGCGATTTTTAGGTTCCTCCTATTCCTCCAAGGTTTCCACAACTGGACGCTCAACCCCTTCCACATGATGGGAGTTGCAGGTATCCTAGGAGGTGCATTACTCTGTGCCATTCATGGTGCTACTGTAGAAAATACATTGTATGAAGATGGTGAACAATCAAATACTTTCAAGGCGTTTGAGCCTACTCAAGAAGAGGAAACTTATTCCATGGTCACTGCTAACCGATTCTGGTCTCAGATTTTTGGTATTGCTTTCAGCAATAAGCGTTGGCTTCACTTCTTTATGCTTTTCGTTCCTGTTATGGGACTTTGGACAAGTTCTATTGGTATCATTGGTCTCGCACTTAATCTTCGTGCTTATGACTTTGTGTCTCAGGAGATTAGAGCTGCTGAGGATCCAGAGTTTGAAACGTTCTATACGAAGAACATCCTCCTCAATGAAGGACTCCGTGCCTGGATGGCTCCAGTAGACCAACCACACGAGAACTTTGTGTTCCCAGAGGAAGTATTACCTAGGGGCAACGCACTCTAACCTTTAATAAGAACAATCCTTATTAAAGGAAACCCACTAAACCTTTAATAAGACCACTTCCACAACTGTCACAGCACTCCTTTACGGGGGTGCTTTTTTATTGTATAATACTCTTATAGTCAATCAAGCACTATGATGACCAGTAAACATTGGGATGTAATGAACAAGTTGGAAGAATCATTCTCCAACATCAACTCTATTAGTTTCATGTTAGAAGAACTGACTGAATCAATGGACAACAATCGTATGGATGCTGCTCATGACATTGCTCATGCTTTGAATGCTTTCCTTCCAGTTTATACCGACAACTGGGACCGTAAGTTTAAAGAAGCATGGAATCAGGTGGTGAAAGATGATTGAAGAATACGGACATATTTCTGATGCCTTTGATAATCTACCAGATGAGGATATATTGACCGAACATCCAGCAAACAATTGGGAGTGGGAAGACACTGCTGAAGTCGCATTTCAGGAGTGGTTTAATGATGACTATGGGAGTCCTTATTCCCTTCG